ATTTTCTTTTTGGTTAAGTTGTCAGCAAATTGACTTTCAAATTTACTCTTGTATTTAGAAGTCGGCTGCTGTGGGTTCTTTTCCCCAATTACCTGTGTGTCCTGTAACTGTTTTTTCTTCATAGCTTGAGGGTTCTGCTGTATCAAAATCATCTGCCCCTCCTCCTGTCCAAGGAACTATATCCCTGAAGCAAAAAGATATGGGAAATAGTTTGATACCAACACCATTACCCTGTGCGTCATAACCAGAAGCAAGCAGGGCTGCTTGACCTGTAGTCTCTGGACTAATCTTATCCATCTTTTTTCTTTCGTCTTCACTCATCATTAAGTTTTGTCCTGAAGCAGGGTCATGCTTATACAAAGTGATTGGTTGGTTGTTACCTTTTAATCCTTTTACATTCTTCTTGAGCTTCAAGATAAGATAGTCCTCTTCAAACGACCAAGGGAAAGTAGGCTTACCTGTGTTCTTGTTCTTTGTAAGAGTGAATGTCCTAGTTGGATAGGCAGCTTTTAACTGCGACTTCCAACCTTCAAGTAAGTTCTCTAACTGGTTGGCTATGTATGAAGTAGCTTCATGTTCTACTTCCTTGCCATCTTCTTTTACCTTGACGATTGTGCCGACAGGTATCATAGCTTCTGTCTTCCACTTCTCAACACCCATGTATTCATCAGGTGTTACGAGCCACGAATAACGAAAGCGAGTTCCTACAGGAGTGACTATTTTAATCTGCTCCGATTTAATTGATTCCATGTTTACCTTGGATTGTTCTTGTGATTCGTCTTAATAAAGACGTTCCCTAACTATACCTTGATCTCTTGTTATGTAAATATATATGGTGCTGTCAACACATCTGTAATATCAAACTCCCCCATCAGTAGTGCAGGTGGTAATCCCTTGGTATTACTTAATTGATCTGCTGCTTGATGATGTAAGTTATCTAAATTATTATCACTATATATGTAGAAGAATGTCTGCTTTACACATTCAATCAGCCTATCAAGTTCAGCAGCAGGGCTACCAAAGCAATCATGAATTATACAGAACTGTTTTAAATCCATCTTGCTTGCTTCAACCAGACTCAAATGTAGATGAGCAGCATCAAAGGAATGTATGTAATTACTTGGGAAACCTTGCAGTTGTTTTCTCTTGTTGACTAGCTTCTCGTCAGGCTCGGCAAGACTTAGGTAAACTGTTTGATTACTAAGCTTGGTCTTGATTCTTTTAGTGTGGTTTGTATAGTACTTCTGCTGTACCAGAAACCCAGACGGAGTATGCCATGAGATAGTCTTGTTCTCTTTGTTAAAACATAAAGCTATCTTTGCTAAATAATTTAAAACTTGATAGCTCTCAGGGCATATATCTTTTACAGCCTGTTCGATTATTGCAGCAAGGTAAAAGTTATTCTTAAAATTTTTTACCATTGAAATATTTTTTGCGACAAAATATTTTTCTATGTAGTTAGCTATGCCAAAGGTCGTTGAGTTATATGGAATCATCAGCACTGGTTTCTTTATAAACTTCCTAGTCAACAGGTTTGAAATTTTATTCCAACTCTTGCCTTGTGTTGTTGTATCTGTCTCTAATATTTCTTTGACTCTAGCTAATACATCTGTATATAAATCTTGTGGTTTGTTTGCTCTTTGTAAGTTTACTTTTTGTGCTAGTCCTTGAGATGAAATCAACCCTGCAATATGTTGGTATCCATTGTTAGTACCATCAAGACAGCAACAGAAACGTGAGACATATTCTCCCTTTAATCCTACCTGACAAAATTCATACCACTCTTTGCACCAAGATAAAAATTGCCAAGGGTCTTTCGCTTGACCCCATATATCTATGTTGTCCAGTGGGTTAAGTGTTACCTGTTCAGCAAAGTCTTGGCCTTCTATGTAAGCCCACTCTAGCCTTTCATCATAGCTCAACTTGTTATAACCAAAAGCATTTGCTCCTGCTATCGCCAACCAATCTGCATCTTTCTTAGTCTTGATAACAGCCCCTTCATAGAATTGATGTAAGGCTCTGGCAATATCAGTTCCTTGTGGGTGGAAGTGTGCAGTTACAGGATAAAGTCTTGAAGTAAAGTCCATTTGATAAACGTGAAAAAATTTTTCGCCAAGATAACTTTTCGCTGTGTCTATCATTGAAAGTATTTGGAATCTCTTTACTTTGTTAGCGTGGTTTGTATCATGAATTAAACCTGCGTGGTAACTCCATTGTTTTGTTACCTCCTTATCCTCTCCAAAACCTTCAGGCTTTACTGGTAATTCAAGTGGCTCTCTATCAATCAACCCACCTACTTCTATTCTTTCTTCCCAACAATATACAAGAATATCAAACACAAATTTATTTACCCCCCACGCAGTATGTGACGCAAGGTTTAGAGCCTTTAGACATACTGTTAAGTTTTCTTCTTGTAACTTTTTTAATGTCTCTTGATTAGTAGTCTTGATAGCTGAAGTCCTGAGTCTCTCTGTGTAATAACCTCCATCAAATAAAGTTGTATATTGCTTGGGCTTATCAAAGCAAGGAAGATATAAAGGATAAGCAGCTATGCGGTTGGCTCTGTTCTTTCTTATCCACTTGTCTGCTACATCAGTGAAGACCACACATGAAGTAGTTGTCTTGCCTACCCTTTTGTTTACTAGCTTTATCATTCCAATATGATTAACAACTAAGTCAATCAAAACCATACCAATTTTTAGTTTGTTTTCTTTACTCCATGTCTTGAACTCTATGCCCTTCTTACTCATGTGTGATCTGACCATATTCTTTTTATAACCTTGGTGGTTTGTATCTCTGGTATGATGTTGGATTGCTTTGAAATGTTTAGGGTCTTGCTCTTCAAAGATTGTGTATCGCATTTCATCTTCCAACATCTGACCTATGTTGATTGCTACTTGTGTTGTTACTTTGCCAAGAGATACGTTATCTATGATGACCTTGAAAGTTATAAAAGAAACCACGTCAATATCAGGGAATTGATTTAGGTATAAAGCAGCTAACGATTTGACTCCGACTTGTCCACTCAAAGATTTATATATATAGTTCTGAGTCTGCTTTGTTAATTCCTCTAGCCCTGCTTCAATCATGTTGCGAGCATAGTATGTTTCAGACTCCCTGCCCTGCTCCCTGAGTTTATTATTCTTACTGATCTTGTTATAGGCTGAGATGCTAGAGATACTTTGCTCTAACTCTAGTTGTTTCTTGCTAGGCTCAACCATCATACTTATTGCCTATCTCTTTGATTGCTGAATCCATCAAATCACGAACACCTTTTAAATAAATAAAAGCTAATTTATTTTCTAAAGCTAATTCAATTAATTTGAGTGTTTCAGTTGATGCTTTATTAAATGCTCTTTGCACTTTAATTTTTTCTTGTACTTTACTCATGAAGTAAACCTCTCAACGCTTCAAGTTCTTGTATCTTTTGCACACACAATTCAACAGATTTATTGATCTTATTTTTCTTTACTAAATCATTTTCTTTTTGTGCTAGATCAGTTAAATATTTTAAAAATATTTCTTGCTCGTTTAACTCTTTTCTTATTGAGTCATTGATAAAAAAGATTTGGCTATCGGTAAACTTCATTAGTTCAATACCTCCACTACTGAGTGCATAGAGTTAGGGGCAAGATGAGAATACTTCTCGGTCATCTTTACATCTTCATGACCTAACCAATCTCTGACGATCAGGAGATGTACTCCACGTTGTACTAATCTTGACCCTGCTGTATCTCTAAATAGATGTATCCTGTACCACTTGTGTTGCTGATAACCTAGTTCTTTCTTGACCTTACTGAACACACTCTCAGCCCAATAATAATTATGGTCGAATACATAGTCCAAGGTATTGCACTTGTCATAGTATGGCCTGATAATATCTCTTACTTTGTTACTCATTGGTACAGTATTTGGCCTTCCGTTTTTCCTGTATTGAAATGTAATCTGATTCTTTTCAAAGTCAATAAATCTTTTCTCAAGAGTGAGTAGCTCCATGACCCTGCAACCTAGATCAATCAAGCACTTGAATACATCTCTATGCTCATCATGACCTAGCTCTGTGACCTTATCCAATAGCTCAATTTCCATGTCATCTGTTAGGTAATGAACCTTCTTGTTTTTCTTTACCCTCAATGGCTTGGGAAACTCAGGCATTGCTAAGTGTCCATCATCTTTGCAATCATCAAGTACTAACTTGAGATGCCCCATCTTTTTATTGACTACCTCATTGCAGTTAGGTCTTGCTTTGTTGTAGTCATTCATTTTGCTAATCATACTTGTAGTTATTTTATTTACAGGTATGTTTCCAAGAGCTTCAACATTATGGTTCATGCTATTGAGAAAATCTTTAGCTGAGATGTCTCCGTTCTTTCTCCTTTTGTAGGTAATGAAAGCAGCTTCCTTGAGTGTTGGTACTTTGTTTTTCATTGTCTCCTTTTGGTTAGTTGTTTTTAATTAGGTCGTCAATCATCTCCATGTATCCTTGCTTGCCGAAGTCAATCAAGTCTTGAATGGAATATTCTCTGGTAGCAAAGCGTTTACCACAAGACAAACAAACCCTAGACCTGTAGGTATAGGGCTTCTTTGTTGCTCTGCTTTCCTGTCTGTGTCTTGTATCTAAATACTTTGTATTAGTACTGCGACACTCTTTGTTAGGACAAACAGCCATAGGTTACTTGTCCTCCTTCGGCTTGATAAGTTTATCAATCTTATCTCTTATCTTTCTTAGGTTCTCCATAGTCTCGGCACTTGCTTTGTTGCCATGCTCTGATTCTCTCAAGACGTTATCAATCTCAAGAAACTTTACAAAGCATTTAACCATAGTTGATGACTTCATGTTAGGAAGATGTGCTTCATCTCCTTCGTTATCTGTGCAAGCTAGATAACCTACTGACGTATCATCAAACGTACCTGTTTTAAAAGAAATAAATTCTGCTTCTTGCCAGTGACCATCAGGCCAAACGTGTTCGATTCTTGAAGTGTTCATAGTTCCTCCGTTTTGATTTGGTTAATAGTTTTAATAATCTCTTTCTTGTAATGTTCAATAGACTCATCAAGTAAGAGGTTGCCCTCCTCATCAGAGGGCAAGATGATAGTAAAGTTTCTATCGGTAAGTTGTGCAGCCCTATGGAGAATACAATCAAGCTCCAAAAAGATTGCGTGCTTTGATCTCGTCATGCCATTAGCTCCTTCAATGCTCCCTCTATGTCAATCTTCCTGACATAGTTTTTTCCTAGTGGCTCACGCCATAGTTCAGGATATTGAAAAGCTTTTAATGTGATGTACTGATCGCCAACTTGGTTGACGATTTCAGTAGCACAATCAAGCCAATAAGTTTCAGGGTCATGCCCTAACTTTTCAATCTCATCATTCATGTAAGGCATACCTAAAGGCAAACCTCTGAGCCATGACTCCATGTCTTTGCCAACTGCGGTTGAATACCAAAGACGATAACACCATTGGAATTTTTCTTGATCTGTCCAAGACTCCCAACCTGCATTGTCAAGTCCGTTGTAGTACTCTCCGTCTTCAAGCTCAAACTCTATGCCTTCAAGAACCAACTGATAAATAGATTGGTCAGTTGGTGGAATGTATTTAAGAGTCATGACATCTCTCCTCTGTACTTCCATACTTCCCCTTTCTTTGGGGCAGGTACAGACTTGAGAGCTTCCCAGATTTTAGAAATGTCTTTAGCATTTTCTCTGGTAATCTGAATACCAATTAGACCATCATCAATTTGCTTAATGTCTTTCCTGTAATCCCTTGGCTCTTCTTGAGACAGCCAGTTATGTGGATATGTGTCAACCATTAGATTTACCTCCTGTGTTTTGGTTGGTTGGTGGGTATGAAAAGGGCATACCTGAATACAGTATGCCCGAATGAAAATAAGATGTCAACTAACGACTTCTAAAGTTTCAATAAACTTTAGCGGTGTGCAGCCACGCCAAGGGTTATATATATCCCCCTCTTTGTATGCTTTAGACTCTTTGTCTTGCTTGTCAGCATCAACAAGAGTGCCACCATCAAAAGCCCAGTTGTCACAATCAGCCATGTCATAGATGTTGACTTTGATAACTTGCCAACCTTTGAGTCCGTAGTCACGCTTGGCTTTTCGTACACATCTAGTAGCGTGTACTATGCTTGGGTCTTTGCCGATAGACCAGACCCAACAGCCATGAGAGACTAAAAGAAAAGCAATCACTTCTCTTTCTTGTTGGTGGTACTCAACTTTTGTAGTTGACTTCTTAGACTTTGACTTAGTAGCCATAAGATTTTCTCCTGTAGTTTAGGTTTAAATGTGAGTGAGAGATGAGTCACTCGTGGAAGGCTCGGAAGCCCTCCAAGAGAGAGTCAGATTTAAATGTAATCTATGAAAACATATTGTCTTGTTAGTTGATGTTTGAAAGCTAGTTTAAAATCATCAGTAACATACATGAACATATAGTCATCAAGATTACAACTAACTTTGTTAACTGTTTTCTTAGCAACCTCGAAGGCTAGTTCATGACCTTCTGAATTACAAGTCAAAGTATGATTTAAAGATTTAATAATTAATTCTTTAAGGTTTAAGTGTGTCATGCTTCCATGACTTGCGAAGTGTGAGTAATCCTCAAAGAATTGACCTCTTAATTTTTCGTCAGGTCTTGACTTGTAGTGTGCTGAAATTGGCATGGTTTTTAAGTTGGTAAAGTTTAAATTAAAACACTTGTTGAGAGTGCTTCAAGGAAGGCTCGGAAGCCCTCCTAGAAACCTTCTTGATTAAGCTTCGCCAAGTACTGTATTAGCAGCCTTGGAAGCGTAAGCAAAGACCTTGAATAACTCTTGAGCAGGGTTCTTAGAATCTTTGATTCTTGAAGCCCAACCGCCAAGGTAGGAAGCATGGTTCTGAGTGTCGCAAGTGATCTGTAATCTGTTGGAGATTAGCACCGCTGAGAACTCAGCTACTAGCTCCTCTTGAGGTCTGTACTTTGAGTACTCATTGAGCCACTTACGATTGAGTCTATCTTTGTGACCACTGGCGTGACTGAACTCATGAGCCAGTGTGGCTAGGTAAGCTTCGTCACTCTTGAAATCTTCTCTATTTGGCATAGTCACTGAGTCATTAGAAGGCCTGTAGTAAGCACTGTCTGAGCCGTGATTTAATCCACCCTTGAGATCATCTTTGAAGATCATTAGGCGATCATGAGCTTGCTTGCATCTTTCAGCAAGTGGCCTTGCATTTTCAACACATTTAGTCTTGAAGCTTGCAATCTTTTGGTCAAGCTTTTCTTGAGCTTTGTCATCAAGTCCGACTAAATCAGCAATATTGAAAACAGTTGCACCCTTGAAAGTCATTTTCATGTAAAATTCAGGGTTGCCTTCTTTGTCAAGAATAGGGTTGCCGTTGTCATCTTTAGCATCAATCCGTATTGGATTTGGGCGTACGATTCTTGCAGCTTTTGACCCTTTTCTAGGTACACAATTAAATTCTTTTTTAGCTTGCTGATAGCCAATCCAACAAGGCAATTCATAACCCTTTGAGAATTGATACATCTCAAGAATAATTACGTTCATGCCCTGATAACGATTGCCAGTAAGGAAATTTATGTGGCCTTCAGAAGAGCTAGGTGTCCAAGGTTTTGACCATGGATTTTTAGAATCTTTGTTTTCCTCAAGAATCCTCATGAAATCATTGAGGATTTCTTCTTCTACTTTGACTCTAGGTTTTGATGATGTAGTCATTGTTTTTGGTTGTTTAAATTGGTTAAAGCAAATCAAGTATTGAACCTGATAGCTTTACAATAAACCTACTGCATACAGTATGTCAACTAACTCAGCTAATTTATTTCCCTTTTTCTTTAACTTCCCTTGCTATCACTAATTAAATTCAATGTTTACATTTTGTAATATTGTTTACCTGATAACCAACTTTTAGTTTTTATCCGTACATCTTTTTGATTCCCTATGACCCTTATATATTTTTTGACCCTGACCCCTAACCGATTAAAAAGAAAAACAAAAGCGAATCTAAAATTTTGACCAACAAAGAGCCTCAAGAATAGTAGTAATATTCTCAAACTGTAGTGATAGCAGCAGTTTTGACTTATTTATAGACTATTTCTCAAGAAATCAAAAGAAAAAAATAAATCTATAGGGGGCAACCACAAGACCGAGAGAGTGTAAAGGTCTTCAGATTTTTTCGCCAAATTTTTTTCTGGATAAGATTACACAGGAAAATCTTTGTACGGAATGTTAGACACCACCCAGAAAATCCTAGTGTAATCTTAGTGTGAGGAGAGGTATCTTTCTCCTATAGTGCAACCTAATAAGCTCCGCTTATGAAACCATCATCAGATACATTAGAATTTCTTATTTGTTGAGGAGTCATACCCATAGCAGATTGAGATATGGTGTTATTCAGTAGAGAACCCCAGTTATCGAGGTGTACAGCTAGTAGTTCATCTTTACGTTTAGATATGTTCAAGTCTTCTGTCTGAGCCATATAGTCTGTCCAGTATGCAACTGCCCCTGCAAGTGAGTCACAAAGGTCATCATGAACTAGAGAACCTTTATTTCTAGAGATACGACTAAGTTGATAAGCAAGTTGTAATTTTAATCTACGTTCAGGAGTTTCATCAGGGTTTGATCTGAAGTCATTTTCTATAACTCTTTGGTCAATTATTAGTCTATGAGAGTTCATTACAGGTTCTAGGGTATCTATTATGCGTAATTCTTTAGTTTTGGTATTTCGCACGTCTTTTATTTCGCAAGGGTGGTAAGTCATTAGGAAAGGCTTTAGTAATTGTGAAAACATACCGCCACCAAAGTTCTGTTCTACGATTATTGTGTTAATCTTGTTGACTTTTGCGGTTCTTGCTATGCGTTCTAGGACTCTATCGGAGTAACCTCCCGACAAACCGAAGCACTCTGTGACAAATAAGTTACCATTTAGCATCTTTACGCAGGATATAGCTGTCTGGTCTTTTCCAGTTCCAGATGGATCAACGAACATTACGCTACCAGTGTATTCAATATAGTCTCCGAACTCCTGTGCAGGTCTATGATACCTGTCTCCGTTGAATCCAACGCAGGGTAAATCAGTAATTACATACTCAGGAGAGTTAGACCATATAACTTTTTCAGGTGCGTATTCTTTATTGACCGACATAATTACTAGGTCGTTAATTTTTAAGGGGTATCTATCTTGGTCTGAGAGGGTCGTGTCGAGCATGAACTGTAGATTGAACCCTGACCGCCCATAAGACGCTTCACGTTCCATTAGATCAATGGCTGAGAACCTTATAGGGTCAACAGGGTCTTTGGGTTCTACAATTCCTTCTGATAAATTTTTGGCAAGACGTGGAGCAAGGCGATCTCCGTAGTTGTTTTTTAGTTCTGGGTATCTAGCTGTCCATATTCGTGTTTCATATCCACGTTCTTCTAGCGTCAGGTACAAACTGTTCTCTACTTGTGGTGTACCAAGGAAAGTAATCTTTCCATTTGGTTTTAGTATTGCTTCAAATTCTTTTACAGCTTCGCCTAGTTTGTCTCTCATAGGCTGTGTAAAGCTGTTATTAGGTACTTCACAATCATCTGCTATAACTTCATCAGCACGACTCCCTGCAAGCTGCGATAAGACCCCTTTGGAGGAGCAGGAGGGTGCGTGATCGGCACTGGCAGGTCTTACATCAAAACTTACTTTACTGTTTCTCTGGTCATCTCTGGGGATTAGTGGAGCTAATATAGGCATCTCGTTTATAAGACGCATAGTGAAAGTAGTAAAGTTATCGGCTCTGTCTTTACTGGCAGATACCACAAGAAACTTTAGTTGTGGGTCTATCCTTAGTCGCCAAACAACGTAAGTACTGGTAATCCAACTTTTACCTACACCACGAAACCCTTGTATAATCTTTCTTCTAGCCCCATGTTGTAGATATTCTGCTATATCTAGCTGAACAGGTGTAGGGTCTGGTAGGTTTAGATGTCTCCAAGTAACGATTAAGAAATATCTAAAGTCAAGTAGCTTTTCTGGTAATTCTTGCAATTATAGTTCGCTAGGTGGGATAGTTTCTAGGTCTGGTAAGTTGTGCATAAGGTCTTCCATTGGGTTATTTTCCACAGGAATACACTCGATACCATTATCTTTTAGGAATTGTCTAGCTACGTTTAAGTCTCCTGCCTTTGCTTCGCCACTTCGTACTTTATCAAGCAAGTCTTTTGCTAGTTCATAGTGCAAAGTCTTCATTATCTTTAAACTTTTATCCATGATTACTAGCTTTTTTGTTTAATATAATCACTTCTGATCTGTCTTGCCAGATAGAAGATACCTAATCTTACCAAAAAAACCTAGCTTTCTAACCTTTTTGTATAGTTTCATACCCTTTTCATAGCGATATAGTTTGGTTTCTATATCTGATATACGCATTATTGCTGACGTTAAAAGTAAATCTTGTAGTTTGGTGTACTTAACTAGGTCTAAACAGTATGCTCTTACCGCTTCTTCAGGCATTTGTTCTGTTTCACGTTGTTTAACTTCAATTTCAAACTCTATTTCTGGCGGTGGGTTGCCAACAAGAATCTTGAAAAATTCTTTATGGTTCATATCAGTTCATTTTGGGAAACAACTGTTGCTCCAACATATCAACAGCACGATCATCAAGCGTGTTGGTAGTTTGTTTGCAAATAGCTCTAAGCAGATCGACCACTAATCTCTTTACAGCAGTTGTAGTAAAGAATTTAAGTAGTATTGGTTTTAAGAGTTTGAGCATAATAATCTTGTGTTACTTTCCAAACATAGCTACATTGCTAGTATTAGACAAGAGTTTGCACTTCTATGGAAGAACAAGAACCAAGTAAAGTTGAAACCATTGTAAAAGTTTGCGTACTTCTGTGGTCGGCAACGCTATTATCTCTTTCATACTACGAACCGCCATCTGGTAAAAAAATTGTAGATTTTGACCCGACATTTATTGCAAGTATTTTTAGTGC